TTTAAGATCACTAGGAGGTACAACCAAGGGTACATAACTTGGTACGTCAGCTGTAGGTAACGGTATAGATATTGTTTTAATTTGTTGAACGTCAGGTATTACTATACTAGGTATAGTTTCCATTATTAAAGTCCAAACCTCGAAGCACTAACATTATAATTTGTTGCTACTTCTGTGCTAGTTAAGGCTTTTCCATTGTAAAACCTATAAATAGCAAAATCTCCTTGATAACGTACAGTTTCGCTAGTGCTAGTCGTATCGCTACCTCCTAGTACTCTAAAATTTGTTGCTGAAGCTGTACCATAATCACCACTTTCAGTTCTTGTACTTACTAAAGAATTATTAAGATACGTTTTATATGTAGATGCACTAGTATCTCCTCTTGTTACTACTATATGAGACCAGTTTGAAGCAAAACTATTTGATGAAATATTAAAAGCATTTCCACTCGTCATATAATCCCAAGATCCGTGAAATGGTCCTCGTAACCTTAAATTACCGCTGTTTTCACGAAGAACTAATCTTAAATTTTCTGCAGTACCTGAATAATTTGTCCAAATATGAAAGTTTTCTGTACCAAAAACATTAGCGTTCCAATATGGTCGTATCCAAACTTCTATTGTAAAATCATCATCAGTAATGTTATCAAAAAAATCTGTACCATCTCTTCTTATTTTTGGATGGTCATCTTCATCAATACTAAATCTTATAAAACCTCCATTATCTGTCTGTGCGGAAAAATCAGTTGCACTAGCACTTCCTGTATTACCCACTAAAGTACCGCCATTACCATTACCTGTTAAATCAGTTACTGCTGTTCCTCCAGACCAACTGTTACTATCCCCGAAATCCCAATGAACAGCTAGATTATCAGTAACAATGGAGGAAGCACTTGCTCCACCTTGAAGTCCTAGAAACATTTGATGCATTAACTTAATCCTCCACCTGATATATAACTAATGTTATTAGCAGCAAACCATATAGTAGCCATACCTCTAGCACCTAAAGTTTTACTACCTGAAGTACCATCGCTAGTGTTATAAAGAGTCATTGAAGTACCTTGAGTAATTGCTTGACCTGACCCACTATTATTAATTATTGTTATTGCATCTCCAGCAGAAAATACTGATGGATTTACAGTAACACCACCAGTTGATATATAAATAACCTTACCAGCGTCAGCAGCTACAGCCACATACGCTCCACTTTGAGCATTAGAAGGTATAGATCTAACATCACCTTTGCCGTCTGATATAGTTGTTGTAGCTGTAATAGCTCCAGTTACGTCAATACCTGAACTATCAACTCTGAATCTTTCACTACCAGCAGTTTCTACTGTAAAAGTATCTGCTGAAGGAAATCTAATTGTAGTATCTATATCACCTGTATGAACTATTTTGTCAGGTATTATAAGATCACCAGATGTTACCTGAACACCAACTCCTATTACACTTCCAGTTGTAACTATATTTTGTGACCCAAAGTCAGGAGAAATCTTTGTACCTGCTATCGCTGCACTAGCGTTTACATCTGCATTAACGACTTCACCATCCTTAATGCTTTTTGTTGTTATTTCTGTTATTGCCATAATTTAAGTTGGTTCCGTCGGCCATGTAATATTAGACAAGTTTACATCAGCTGGTGTTTGGTTTGCTGGTAAATCTCTTAATGCTTGCCTGTAAGCTTTTTGTGCATCTGTCATTGTTCTATCAGGTGATGCCATCCAATCAGTTTCTTTTAATTTTAAATTCCTTTCATATCGCAATTCAACTAATTCTAATGAGCCGTTTTTACTTTTCCAAGTGTCCCAAGCAGCATTTATCTGCTCATCGGTAGGCTGTGCATCTTCATTTGTTTTGTGCCATATTGCAATACTATGAGTTGTTTTATTCAACACATATTGATTTGTAAATTTGTTTAAACCTAATTGTTCAATTGCTAAATGAATGTTTACTTCTTTATTAATTGTCATGCTCCGTTTTCCTCTTTCATAATTATAACTTGAGAATAAAATTCTTGTTCAGAACCAAAATTACAGTCTGCACCAAAACCAGTAGTAGACTTTGTTGAAGTACATCTATGTTTTAAAAAATAACCTTCAGATGCAGCAGTTTGCTCAATTCTACCCCAACCCGCAGATATAGTAGTGGTTGGATTCGTAGTGTTACTTGAAGCATTTTGACCATATAATAAAATTGTACCAGCATCATTTGTAATATATGTTCTATGAGTACTAACATCATGTGAAGGTGCTTGCCAGTATAAAAGATAAGTTCCAGCTTCATTTATAGTAAATTCACCTGTACCTGTATCTAAAGTAATCCAACTTTGTACATAAGTTTGAGTTATAGTATTTAAATCTCTTGTTTGAATTGAACCAGATGTAAAAGTACCACCGTTTACTCCATGAGCTTTGACATCTGACAAAATTACATATTCAGTTCCAATTGCAACACCACTTAATTTAGTAAAAATGTTAACTCCAGTAGCGTAAACACCTAAACTTTTTACATTAGTTGTAGAGTTTATACTTGTTGCTCCAAAAAGTAATTTTCCTCCACCATATTGCAGCTGATGAGCAGCCTCAATATAAGCTACTCTACCATTACTAGTGCTATGAGAACCATGAAATTCTATTCGACCAATAGTTTGATCGCCTGTTACAGTTGTATCAGAATCGTGAAAAATTATTTTATTTGTAGTACCAGAGCCATCTACATCTATACCATTATTATCATCATCAAATTGTAAACCACTACCACTACTAAAAGTAAGATCTGACTCACCGTTTAAAGTATTAGCAGTACCAGAGCCAGTAATAACTCTATTGTCTGCGTTGGTGTTTATTGTTGTAGTTGCAGGAGTCTCAAACGTAGGGTCTGCTCCGTTGTTTGATCGTAAAAACTTACCATCACTAGAACCATCACCATGTGGAAGTTTGGCTAGTGTTACAGCTTCGTCTGCTATTTTAGCTGTAGTAACTGAATTATCTCCGGGTGTAGGAACTGTTACAGCAGATCCTATTTGTACTATAAATACAGAATCTCCACTTGCTAAATTAGAACCAAATATAATAGTATTAGCATCTACAAGAGCAAAACCTTCTGAAGGTGCTGATGTACCTGTATTAGCTTTTTGTATTACACCGTTAAGACTTACAATTAATTGAGCTGCACTTGTTACAGCTGCTGATGTACCTGAGTTACTACCGTCACGCAAATCATATGTTGCTATACTACCATCTAATGTTGGTGCTCCACTACCACCGGCTGGACATAAAAATAAATATTTAAATTCACCAGTAGTTGTAAGTTCTTTCCATGAAGATGTAGTACTATCATACACCTTCATTTTGTCAGCAGTAGTATCATATACTAAATCACCCTCATCATTATTAGATCCGGGTTCTCCAGCATTTACACGATAACGATTATTAAAATCATTAATATCATCAGAAAGTTGTACATAATCTGCAGGTTTTACAAATACTCTATGAAATTCATATACAGCACCAGATGCGTAAGCAGTATCTGTTTGTGCTGTAGTAGTTACAAGAAGTCCGGTTTCATCAGTTAATTCATATGGAGTAGCATTACCATTAACACCTGCTCTCATAGAAGATGGAAATCCATTAATTGTAATATCATCAGAACCACTTCCAGCTTTTCGAGCATTAGTTGCAACACCACTACTATTAATTTGAAGACCTCCAGCATTTTGTATACTAACAACCATTCCAGCTATACCAGCTACACTAGCTGAAGCTTTAGGATCTGGATGAGTTGCAGGAAAGCTATCTTCATCAGCTATGACTTCAAATGAACCAGCACTTGTTAATGTATCAGTTACATAATCTACCACAGCTCCAGATGTTGGTAGCTGTGTGTCGCTATTAGATATAGATGTTTGCTTTAGATCACTAGCTAATTTAGCAAGGGTTATATTTGCATCTGCTACTTTTACTGTGGTTACGTTAGCATCAGTAATTTTAGCTGTTGTAACAGAGTTAGACGCAAGTTTTAATGAAGTTACGTTAGCATCTGTTATCTTAGCTGTAGTAATTGCATTGTCAGCAATAGTCAAAGCTACTGATCCAGTTACATCACCTGTGTGAGTCTGGTTAGTAGTTTTGGATGTGTTAGCTGCTATTTCTGAATTTATAGAATTAGCTAATTTATCAGCTGTAATTGCATCATCAGCTACCATACCTGTAGCTACAGTTCCTGTGTCTCCAGTTGTTACTGCCGTACCTGTTACGTTAGGTAAAGTAATAGTTCTGTCAGCTGTAGGATTAGTTACTGTTAATGTAGTTTCATATGCATCATCTGCAGAACCTTCAAATTGTATATTAATATTCTGACCTAATTTTAAATCACCTGTCATAACTGATGTACCAGTTGATGACATTTTAGTTTCATCATATTCCATAGCCTTCCGCATTAATTGCAGTTGGTTATTATTAAGGTCAGTAGATGTAACTGATGCTCCGGGTGTATAGGTTGCTCTTGGTGAAGGAGCACCTAAATCTGTTTCAGGTCTTATAACTATTGTACCACTAGACAAATCAGCTCCACCAATATGTATGGTTTTAGCTGTAGTGTCTACTGTATATTCTCGGGGTGAGGCGGATTCATTTATTGTGCCAGATTGAAATGTTAATGCTACACCATCTAACAATGCTGTTACTTCTGACGCTTTGAATACATCGAAAAAGCCTGAGTAGCTAAATGTATTCGGCACTCCCGTATTCTGGGAGTGTGTTTTTGTTGCTTTTGTATGTGCCATTTAGTTTCTTAAGGAATTTTCTATAGTTTTTCTAGGAAAGCTTAACTCTAGAATTTCGTTTCGGTTTTCTCTTGTACGAGTTGTGTGACCATCTTTTTCTGATTTTAATTTTTGTACATCAGCATAAGCAGGGTGTGTAGGAGCACTTATTTTTGCCCAAGCTTTTGATCTAGCTTGGTTCATAATATTATCTATAAGAGTATTATGTGGATATGTATTAGGATTAATATCAAAATTAGCTGGATTATTTACATTAGCTTTCATTTGAGCCATAGATTTTTTTACATCTTGTCTACCAGCTAAATGAGTTAATGCTTCTTCTACATTTTTAAACTTTTTAAACCCTACTGTTATAGGAACTGTACCTATAGCATTTTGAA